TAGAAGGAGAGGAGTGAAAAATTTGGAGAGAAAAGGAATTAAGTACTTAAGAGATAAATTAGTAACAACCACTTACCGAACAAACTTACGATATAAGCAGTATGCTATGAAACATGAAGAAATGCAAGTGGGTATTACCATTCCGATGTCGTTAAGACAACAATATTTGTCGGTTCTAGGTTGGTGTACTAAAGCTGTAGACAGTTTAGCTGATAGGTTGGTATTTCGAGAATTTGAGAATGATGAATTTAGGGTTAATGAGATTTTTGAACAAAATAACCCTGATATATTCTTCGATTCAGTGATATTAAGCTCTTTAATAGCAAGTTGTAGTTTTGTTTACATATCAAAAGGTGATGAGGGTATTCCAAGATTACAAGTAATTGAGGCGTCAAATGCAACGGGTGTAATTGACGCCATAACAGGGTTATTAACAGAGGGTTATGCTGTTTTGAAACGTGATGATTATGGAAAAGCAGTGATTGAGGCATATTTTACAGATTCAGAGACGGTTATTATTGATTCAAAATCGAAAGAAACGACAGTAATTCCAAATACAGCTGGGATACCTCTATTAGTGCCTATTATACACGCTCCAGATAGTGTTCGACCTTTTGGAAGGTCAAGAATAACAAGGTCAGGAATGTATTACCAAAAATTAGCAAAAAGAACCCTTGAGAGAGCTGATGTAACAGCTGAATTTTATTCGTTTCCACAAAAATACATCTTGGGTATGGATGAAGATGCTGAACCACTAGAAACTTGGAAGGCTACAATTTCTAGCATGTTGCAAATCACAGCTAGTGGCGATGGTAACAACCCAACTGTTGGGCAATTTACAACCCCTTCAATGTCGCCCTTTACAGAGCAACTAAGAACTGCAGCGGCATTATTTGCTGGGGAAACAGGGTTAACACTTGATGATTTAGGGTTTGTGTCTGATAACCCTTCAAGTGTCGAGGCAATTAAAGCGTCACACGAGAACTTAAGGCTTGCTGGGCGTAAAGCTCAACGTTCGTTGGGTAGTGGGCTTATAAATGTTGCTTACGTAGCTGCTTGTTTACGTGATGATTTTCATTACAAAAGAAGTTCATTCATAAAAACGAAACCTAAATGGGAGCCTTTATTCGAGGCTGATGCCAATATGCTAACACTAATTGGTGATGGTGTGCTTAAATTGAACCAAGCAATTCCTGGGTATTTAGATGCTAAGGTTGTACGTGACTTAACAGGTATAAAAGGCGATTTAAATGCTATACCAAGGGTTGAGGAGTCTACTGCAAAATCTACTGATAGTGGAGATAAGCAAAAAAACAGGATAATATCCACTTATGAAATCACCTCACTTTTGAGTAATTATCAAAAAGGAGTAGTTTCTAAAGAAAATGGGGTATTGTTGCTAATGTCAATGGGTCGTTCCAAAGAGGAGGCTGAAATGATGTTAAATAATACGGAAGTGTTGGTTGATTCAAATGAGTAATGAGATTTTACAAAAAATAACGGCAACTTTTGAGCAAGAATTGAAGGATATAGATTTTAATGCAAAAACTTACGCGGATGTAAATGAATTTGCATTAGCAGTTGGGGAGACTTTAGCTGGTGCTTTTGAAAAGCACATAATAGTTGACCCTAAAGATATTATTGAGGAAATTTTAAATGATAGGCTGTTAGAAAATCATAGGTTAATCACTAATCAAGGTGTATTGGTTCAAGGTTTGTTGAATAAAAAAGCTGATATTGGGTTAGCTGTTCAAGTTCCTGAATTTAACAAAAGTCGTCTTGAGGGGTTATTAAGTAGATTATTAACAGAAGACTTTGAAAAGTCGAAATGGTTGTTAAACGCTCCGATAGTTAACTTTAGTCAGAGTATTGTTGATGATATGATTCGTAAAAACGCTGAATTTCATCACAATGTTGGATTAGGTGCTAAAGTAACTAGAAAAGAGGGCGGTAATTGTTGTAAGTGGTGTAAAAATCTAGTTGGGGTATATGCTTACCCTGACGTGCCTAAAGATGTTTATAGGAGGCATTCAAATTGTAGGTGTACTGTCGAATACGTACCTAAAAAGGGTGTTAGGCAAGATGTACACACCAAGAAGTTTGATTATACTTTAAGTGATTTAAAAGGATAAAAATTTGACCTGTCGCAAGTCTTTAAACTAGGCAAGTGATTGGAGTGGAGGAGAACCTTTAATATGAAACGATATGGAAGTCAAACCCCCTCTCAATCGGTGGTTTTAGAATATAACGAAACAAAATATCAAGAAGCTGTTGATTTGTATCAGAAAACCAAATTAGAGGTTTATGATTGGCAAAAGTACCTTCTAAAAGACATAATGGCTATTGAGCCTGATGGGTTATGGACTCATCAAAAGTTTGGGTATTCATTACCTAGGCGTAATGGTAAAACTGAAATAGTATATATTTTAGAGCTTTGGGGTTTACATCAAGGTTTAAATATCCTTCATACAGCTCATAGAATAAGTACCTCTCATTCATCTTTTGAAAAGGTCAAAAAGTACTTAGAAAAGATGGGGTATAAGGATGGTGAGGATTTCAACTCAATTAAGGCTAAAGGTCAAGAGCGTATTGAGCTTTATGCTACTGAAGGGGTAATTCAATTTCGAACAAGAACCAAAAATGGTGGATTAGGTGAGGGGTTCGATTTAATGGTTATTGATGAAGCTCAAGAGTATACTTTAGAGCAAGAGTCAGCACTAAAGTATACGGTGACTGACAGCCCTAACCCATTAACCATAATGTGTGGAACACCTCCGACACCAGTATCTGTTGGTACTGTTTTTACTAAGTTTAGAGATGCTTGTCTATTTGGTATTAGCAAATATTCAGGGTGGGCTGAGTGGTCTGTTGATTCAGAAAAGGAAATTGATGATGTTGAGGCTTGGTATTTGACGAACCCTTCATTAGGTTATCATTTAACAGAACGTAAAATTGAGGCGGAGTTAGGTGAGGACAAGTTAGACCACAACGTTCAGAGGCTTGGCTATTGGCCGACATTTTCTCAAAAATCTGTAATTAGTGAAAAAGAGTGGGATTCTTTAAAAATTGACGGAAAACCAAAATTTAAAGGGAAGTTATTCATAGGTATTAAATTCGGGAATGACGGAGCTAACGTTAGTATGAGTATAGCTGTCAGAACTAAAGATGATCGGATTTTTGTTGAGGTAATTGACTGCCAGAGTGTTAGAAATGGCTTTAGGTGGATTATAGATTTCTTGAAAAAAGCTGATATTAAGAAGATAGTGGTTGATGGTGCAAGTGGTCAGAAGGTACTTGAAGAGGAGTTAAAGCACAATAAAATTAAAAAAGTTGTACTCCCAACAGTAAAAGAGATAGTAGTAGCTAACTCAACGTTTGAGCAAGGTATATATCAAAAAACACTATGCCACAATAACCAACCTTCATTAAGAAAGGTTGCGACTAACTGTGAAAAGCGTAATATTGGTAGTAATGGTGGATTCGGGTATAAATCACAATTTGAGGATATGGATATTTCGTTATTAGATAGTGCTTTATTAGCGCATTGGGCTTGCAGTATTGCTAAGCCTAAGAAAAAAACTAGGGTTAGGTATTAACTAACAAAAAAAAATTACCGAACGGTCGGGGAAACCGGGAAAAGGAGATATAGAATATGTCAGAATTTAAAATTATTGAAACGCAAGAGCAATTGGATGAAATTATAAAAAATCGTATTGAGCGTGTGAAAGCTAAATATGCTGATTATGATTCATTAAGTGCTAAGGTTCAAGATTTAGAGACGGAGAAGTTAAAATTAACTGAGTTATTGGATAAACAGAAGGAAATCGAGGGTAATGATAAGAATAAGATAGCAGAACTTGAAAAGGGTATACAAGGTTGGGAAACTAAAGCTCTTAAACAGAAAGTAGCTATTAAATACAACTTACCTTTTGATTTAGCTGATAGATTAAAAGGTGACTCTGAGGAAAGTTTAACTGAGGATGCTGAACGTCTAGCGTCATTAATGGTTGTTAATCAACCAACGTATAAACAACCTCTTGCAGATGTAGAAAAACCCGTTAAAAGTGGTGTAAGTGCAGCTTGGCAAGATGTGGTTAACAATTTAAAATAAAAATTTTTTAAAAATAAGGAGAATTAAAAATTATGACAGAAAGTAAAGCAACAAAAAAAGGAACTTTGTTTAGTCCGGAATTAGTATTAGACATAATGAGTAAAGTTAAAGGTCATTCGACTTTAGCTAAATTATCAACGCAGCAACCAATTCCATTTAGTGGAGCTGAGCAATTCGTATTTAACTTAGACGGTAATGCTCAAATAGTAGGTGAAGGAGAACAAAAACAAGCAGGTGTAGCTACTGTAACATCTAAGATTATCAAGCCTTTTAAATTCGTTTATCAAGCACGTATCACAGATGAGTTTATGTTAGCGTCTGATGAAAAGAAATTAAACTACTTAAAATACTACACTGAAGGGTTTGCGAAAAAAATAGCTGAGGCATTCGATATTGCGGCATTACATGGTTTAGAGCCTAAATCATTGACAGATGGTACTTTTAAAGACACAAACTCATTTGATGGGTTGGTTACTGGTAATGTAGTAACATTTGCAGCTGCTACAGTAGATGATAACGTAGATGCGGCCGTTCAAACAATTATAGCTGATGGTAAAGAGGTAACTGGTATTGCATTATCTCCATTAGCTGCTCAATCGCTATCTAAAGTAAAAGATAAAAATGGTGTATCTTTATACCCTGAGTTCAAAATGGGTCAAAAGCCTGAAAACTTCTTTGGTTTAGATTTAGATGTCAATAAGACATTAGCAGTTAAAAAAGCTCAAGGCGGTAAAGCAGACCATGCAGTTGTTGGAGACTTCCAAAATGCATTTAAATGGGGGTACGCTGAAAATATTCCAATGGAAATTATCGAATACGGTGACCCAGATGGTTCTGGTCGTGACCTTAAAGCGTATAACGAAATTTGCTTACGTGCTGAGGCTTACATTGGATGGAGCATTCTTGACGAGAAAGCATTTGCTCGTGTAGTTGAGGAATAATAGGAGTTAGATTATGAAGGTTTACATAAATAAGGAAACAGGTATTACTGTTGAAACCGAGAGTGAACTAAGTGGTGATTGGGAGCTTGTAGAAGCTCCTGAGAAACCTAAAAAACCTAAAAAGGTTGAGGTTGAAGAAGTAGAACCTGAGAAATAGGAGGTGTTTTAATGTCAGAATTAAAACCCTTTGCTACGGTTGATGATTTAAGTGTACTTTGGAGAGCATTAGAAAGTGACGAAGAGGAACGTGCTGAGGAACTGTTAACTACAGTTTCTCACGTTCTACGTGTGGAAGCTAAGAAAGTCAAGAAAGACCTTGATTTAATGGTTCAAGCGGATGAAAGTTATGCTTACGTAGTTAAATCGGTATTGGTTGACATAGTAGCAAGGACATTAATGACTTCTACTAGGCAAGAGCCAATGACTCAATATTCAGAGTCAGCTCTTGGATATTCTGTATCAGGTTCTTTCTTAGTTCCTGGTGGGGGGTTATTCATAAAAGATAATGAGTTAAAACGTTTAGGGTTAAAAAGACAAAGATTTGGAGTTATTGATTTTTATGGGGTTAATTAAAGGGATTGATATTATATTAATCGATAAAATTCAAAATGGTGTTGATGATTTTGGTCATCCTATTTTTGTTGATAAAGAGAAAAGGGTTAAAGATGTGATTGTAGCGCCTGCGTCTACTGATGACATTACTAATAGTGTAA